TGAAGTTGTTGGTAATGGAACATTGAATTTTTTTGGTGGATTAATTGATTGTGCAGATTCTTGCACAACATTAAAACCATCTAAAGGTGTATCTTTATTTGAGGGACAGCAAAAAACTGGAGGACTACTTTAATGAAAGTACCCGATTTGGAAGTTAAAAAAACATTATATGTTGGTATTGGAGATCCAACTCTTACTTTGGGTAAGGGACCAACTCAAGTTAGAGGTGGAGCTTATTTAGAAGGTCCTGCTGTTTTTGGAGCACCACCACCATTTACGGTGGCAAATGTTGCTATTGCAAAATTAAAAAATAGTGACGTTATTCAACCACCATTTATTCCTGGAGCAATTGCTGGATTCAATCATAGTCCATATTCTCTTGCTGTAGACGGTGATGCATGTATATTTAATAATCTTACAGTTAATCAGCAGGTAGAAGTTGGATCCAATTTGATTGCTCAGGGAGAAGTTGTTGCCAGAGTATTGGGAAGACCACATATTCTATCAATTAAGAAAGATTTTGATATTGCTCACCCAACAAAAGAAGGGTGGAGATTAACACATGCTTGTGTCGAAGGACCAGAAGCTGCAGTGTATCATAGAGGATCTCTGATAAATAATAATCAAATACATCTTCCAGAATATTGGACAAAATTAGTTGACGAAGATAGTATTACAGTTAACATCACTCCCAAAAAGTATCATCAAAATATAATTGTTACTAAAATAGAAAATAATATAATTTATTTGAGTGAAAAAGAAGGTTTAGACATAAATTGTTATTACCATGTTTATGCCGAAAGGATTGATACTGAAAAACTTATAGTTGAATATGAGGGAGATATTGAAGATTATCCTGGAGATAATAATCAAAGATCTATTGTTGGATGGAATTACGACTTAAGAGATTAAAATTATGGCATATTCATTACAACCTAAAAGCAGCGGTAAAATTGATTGTGCGGAAAAACCAGTATCTGGTGTAAATAATACTTTTTATGATTGGGTAGTTAAGTTTGAAAATCAGGATTCTGATCCTCTTCCAGCAGATATCCCATTTGTAAAGTGTGATCAGTATAAGTATTATTATATGAAAGTTGGTGATCTTCAGGTTCAGGAAAATGTAACTGCTTTAGGTAGGGTCTTGGCTTCTGAAGTATATTCTGGTGGTGGAGCCCATAGGTTATCCGCTAAGAAAAATTTTGATATCCCGCACCCAACTAAAAAAGGTTGGAGACTTAGACATACTTGCTTAGAGGGTCCAGAAAATGGTGTTTATGTTAGAGGTAAAATAAAGGAAGAATCATACATAACTCTTCCAGAATACTGGAGTGGGTTGGTTGATCCAGAATCAATAACAGTACAACTAACATCCATAGGTCATTATCAGGAACTTTTTTATGAAATTGTAGAGTGGGGAACAAAGATTAAAGTATCTAATAATGCTGGAAGTACTATTAATTGTAGCTACTTAGTTCAAGGTGAAAGAAAAGATGGTGAAAAATTAATTGTTGAATATGAAGGTGAGTCTCCTGCAGATTACCCTGGAGATGATAGTCAATATTCTGTGGTTGGTTGGAATTATGATATAAGATCTTAAGGAGAATCTAAATGCCACATACTTTCCAGTATACTAAAAAATATTCTGTATCTAATGAAATAGAGTTTGTATCAGTAGCGGATACAAATTTTGATGTTGCCTATTCTGTACCAGAAGTTTTGATAGATCTTCAGGCAGATAATTTGAAGGCAATAGATAATCTCTTTGTTGATGCATATTTGACTGACCAGTTTGGTAATACTGGTAATCCTGGTGACGTACTCATTGCTGATGTCAACGGTGTATATTGGGGAAATGTTGGATCTGCATCTACTCCTATTCTTGCAATCGATATTTATGATGAGGGAGTAGAGCAAGGACTGGCAAATAGACTTGATTTTTATGATGGCAATGATCAAAATAACTTAGTATCTGCAGCAGTATCTGAAACAAGTAGAGTTGCTACTATTACAATATCTGATAGATGGGCATTAAGTGGAAATAATATCTATAGAGATAGTAATGTTGGAATTAATACCCAATTTCCCCAAACATCATTAGATGTTATTGGCAATGTTCGTATTACTGAAGGTGCAGAGGTTATTGGATTATCAACATTTAAGGATGATCTGATAATAGAAAAGGATCTTGAAGTTCTTGGTATCGCTACACTTGCTAGTAATTTTACTGTTTCTGGTATATCGACTTTTTATGCCGAAGTTGGTATAGGCAGTAACTTTACAGTGAGTGGAATATCCACTATAGGACCACTTAGAGTTATTGGTAGAGCCGATTTTGATAATGAAGTTGGGATTAATAGTGGATTAAGTGTTGGTGGAATATCTACTTTTAATCAAAGAATTGAAGTTAGGTCAACACTACAAGATATAAATGATAGTGTTGGACCAACTAATAAAGATTATAGATTGTCTTCTGTAGGAACTGGCGTATCATGGAGACCTGCAGGTGTAGAGACAGAAAACACTATCTGGGTCACTATGGATGGTGATGATGCCAATACTGGATTATTGGAAGGTGATGCTAAAAGAACTATAGGTGCAGCAGCAGAAATAGCACAACCTGGAGATACTATATTCATAAGGTCTGGAACTTACACTGAAAACAATCCAATTGGTCTCCGTAGTGATGTGTCAGTTACTGGACAAGATCTTAGATTGGTGAATTTAATTCCAGATAATAAAGGACTAGATTTTTTCCATGTAAGAAGAGGATGTCTAGTTGAGAATTTGTCTTTTACTTGTGAATCAGACGGTTTTGGTGGATTTGTCGATAATCCAGGAGGAGCTGCTGTAGCTTTTCCTCCAACTTCAGTTACTGAGCAAGCAAATAGTGGATTTATTGGTCTTGGACCCACATTTGAGGGTGAAACTGGTAGATGGAGAAGTCCATACGTAAGAAATTGTACTAATTTTATGCCAAAAAGTATTGGTATGAAAATAAATGGTGATCATGCAAGCGCATCTATTCCAGGTTCGGGAGCAGACTTAAAATCCATGGTCTGTGATTCGTTCACACAATATAACGAAGCTGGAATTGGAGTTTCTATTACCAATAGTGGATACGCACAATTAGTTTCAATTTTTACAATTAATTCTAATATTGGAATATATTGTGATACTGGAGGTTCTTGTGATTTAACAAACTCAAACACGTCTTTTGGTAATTTTGGTTTATATGCTGTTGGACTTGGAAGAACAGAATTTACTGCAACTGTAAGTCAAGCAACTACGGATCAAACTGATACTGTTATTCTTACAAATACCATAGATACTTTTGGTCAATATAAAAGACCTTATGATGGTCAAGCATTATTCTTTAAAATTAATACAGTTGCTGGTATATTGACAGCACCATTACAACTTGTTAGTAGTGTGACTATTCCTTCTGGTGCATTTGGGAGTATAAATCAGTTTAGTGCTACTGCTCCACCAAGTGTACTTCTTGTAGATGCAACTAATGGAAGTACAACTCCTTTAGGTCCAGAAGGTATTACTGCAGAAGTTAGTCCCACTATAGATCCAATCAGTGGAAGACTAGTTGCTATTGATATTATTAATAGTGGTAGAAATTATCTTCCAACTCAAGTTGAAAATATGAGAGTTCAGATAAACGGAACCATTATTGATCCTTCTCTTATAAAAGTTAATATGGAACCAATATATTATACAGTGTCTGAAGCAACAGAACCAGATGGATCTGGAACTACTACTGTAACTTTTAACGAATTTGTTCCATATTTGATTGATGCTGGAGTTGATGTTGACATAAAAAGAATTTCTAGGATTTTGACCAGTTCTCATTCATTTGAATATGTTGGTGCTGGTACTAGTATAAATACAGTGACTCCCCTTCAAGGAGCTGTTCCTATCAAGGAGAATGAAATAGTTGCTCTTGCTGGAGCACAAATTCCTTTTACGAGTACGGACCAAAAAGGTAATTTTGATATTGGTGAAGGATTCCAAATTAATCAACCAACATCTACTATTCGTGGAAGGTCATTCAGTAAAGCAATTCAGGCAGAATTAACACCACTAATCCTAGCATTAAGCAGTTCCGCAAGATAATAATATGGCAGTAGCACCACTTAATAAGTTTCTTAATATATCTGTTCCAGTTGCTCCTGGAGAACAAGTAGTTTATACTACACCAACTGGAGTAGCTTCTATTGTTTTGTATGCTCAGGTCTCAAACGTTGCAAAAGAAGTTGCATACCCAAAAGTTACTGTGGTACAAAGGAGAAAATCTAGATTTGGTAATGTTAGGGATGTTAGAATTATTAAAGAAGCAGAAGTATTTCCCAATGATTCTTTAGTTGTTCTTGATGGTAGATTGATTCTGGAAAGAACAGCATTATATTCCGATTCTCTTGTTGTTAAGAGTGATTCTAATCCTGGAGTAGTCACCATAACAAATTGTGTTTATGATCATATTAGTGGAATTGCAACCGTTACGACTTTGCAAAATCATAATTTTGTTGCTGGTGATGAAATTACGATGAGTGGATTAGAATTTACTTGTGCTGGATACTCCTCTGGAATAACTACAACTATATTCCCAGCACCACAAAGTACTTTTACTGTTGAGCAAATAGATGCAGCAAATGTGTTTATAACTAATACTGGTGTTGGCGCAGGCATTACCCATACATATGTTCAGGGAGGAAAAGTTTCTCCTATAGAATTAGAATTTATTTGTAGCATCCTAGAAAATAGTATTGTATAATTATGGCAAAGCATATATCTGGAAGACAAAGAATTGCCAGATTCTCTGGTCTTAGTACTGGTAGATATAGACAATTAAGAATCGAAGAAGCGGAACCAAATCTTGGGTTTCCTACAGAAAAAACTTTGCCATTAAAACCAAATTATTATCAATTGGTTACTTTTGATGATGGGGATACCTATGATAGATATTGGCAGGTTCCTCCCATCGGATTTAACTCAATTGGTTTGAGTATATTTGATGAAAATTTTATTGTAGGTACTGGTAATAGTATTACTAGATTAAACTTTAAAGGAAATTCTATTGTAGCAACAGCAGAGAATTTTAGTAATATATCTACAATTACAGTATCTCCCCCAGGTAATGATACTGAAGTTCTATTTAAAAATAATGGTGATTTTGCAACTTCTTCTGGATTCACGTTTGATCCATTAGATCCCCTTTTAACTATAGAAGCAGAATTAAAAGTAGGTGCTGGTGGAACTATTATAACAGCACTTGATGATGCAAGAGTTGGAATAGCAACAACACAACCAGAAAGAACTCTCCATATTAATGGGGATATGAGATTGACTGGAACAATATATGATTATTATAATAATAATGGAACTGCCGAACCAAGTGTTCTAGTTTCTAATACTTTTGGTGGGGTTGAGTGGTTACCCAATGATGAACTAAGCTTCTTTAGTGTGGGCCCAGTTTATGGTGTTCAGTATAAGAGCGCAACAGGAACTGTAGTTAGTGCAGAGACTTTTTACTATAATCCACTGACTGAAAGGGTTGGTGTGGGTACTTCAACTCCAAGACAAACCTTTGATCTTAGAGGAGACGCTTTATTAGAAGGGAATATTTTTGTATCTGGTATTGCAACATTTAATAATAATGTAGAATTTCAGTCTAATATACAAAGTAATTTTATACCTTCAGTAGCATCCACATATGATTTGGGTTCTAATATTAATACTTGGAATAATGTTTATGGTGTTAATGCTTTATTTACTGATGTAGATACAAACACCTTAGATATTAATGGTATTGTCACTTTATCTGGAATTACTAGTATTCAAGGTGCATTAGTACCATCTCTTGATAATAATTACGATCTGGGAAAGGATAGTATTAGGTGGAATACAATCCATGCAACAAATGCGACATTTTATGGGGATGTTGGTTTTGGTACAGATAATAATAAAATAGTAGAGTTTAATTCCAAAATTAATAGTGATATAATTCCCAAATCTCCAGGTCAATTTGATCTTGGTAATGCTCTTTTAAAGTGGGATGTAGTCTATGCAAATACTATTGATGGAGTATCTTTAAAAGCTGATACACTAAAAACAGTAACAGATATTACTAACGTTAATAGGTTTTTGACTTTTGTTGATAGTAATAATCCTACTACTGCACTAAATCCATATGAATCATATTATACTAATAATAACCTATACTATAACCCAGGATCACAAACAATATTTTTACCAAATACAATAATCACTGGTGTAACAACTTTTAGAGGAAATGTACTTATTGGTGATGATATAAATGATACCGTAAATATACTGTCAAAAATTGATACAAATTTAATTCCTACTGGTGATGCATCTAGAGATATTGGAGCAACTGGATCTCAGTGGGCAACTGTTTATGGAATTTCTTTTACTGGAAATTCAAATACTGCAACTCAATTAGAAACTGCAAGAGAATTTAGCATTAGTGGTGATGCTGTTGCTTCTTCAGTATTATTTGATGGTACTGCTAATGTTGGATTAGCACTTACTTTAAATAATACTGGAGTTACTCCAAATACTTATGGTTCTTCTACCAATGTACCACAAATTACTGTTGATGCAAAGGGAAGAATTACTACAGCAGTAAATGTTGGTATTGATTTTGCAAACGCAACCGTAGCACAGGCAAATAGGGTATTAAGTCAATCTACATCAAATGCTGCTTATTTTTATCCTAGCTTTTTAGATTCTAATAATGATACACCAGATTTTGAGCAGTTATATACTAATGCTTTTCTGGCATATCAACCTAGCACTGGAAATTTTGGTATAGGTAAGTCAGAACCTGCAGCAAAATTACATGTATCTGGAGAACCAAGATTCGATATTATGACAACCTTCCAGGATGAAGGTTCAATAAGATTTGATAGACAGGATACGACATCAAGACCTTTTTATATTAGAACATATAATGATTCCGCTCCAGGTGGTAATTATATGGGATTTGATGTTCATAATGGAACTACAAATCAGGCAAGTAGAGTATTAACTTTACGTGGAGATGGTAATGTTGGAATTAATAGTATAGATCCTACTGATAGATTTTTTGTTGGTGGAACATCAAGAGTAACTGGTAATGCTACTTTTGAAGGTGACATATCTATTCGTGGTGCTTTTATTGATTCTACTTTTGATTCTGGTGGTAATGGGCAAGTTTTATTATCGACAATAACTGGCACAAACTGGACGGATCAGGATCAACTTGCAGCAGGAACTGCAAATCAAATAAGAACGCAAAGAAGATCTGATAATGCCACACATTATATTACATTTGTTGATAGTGATAATAGTCCAGCTCAGTATGAAAATTTATATACTGCAGATGGAGCATCTGATGGTGGTATAACATTTAATCCATCTACGGGAGAAGTAAATATTATATCTCCAGACAGTATTCCATTAGTCTTAGAAAGAAAAAATACTGGTGTATCGGCAATTGAATATAAAAACAGTTCTGGATCTATGTGGGCAGGACTTGTCAATTTTGCTGATTGGTGGGCAATTGATGGTGATTCTGATTTAAGTAATGATCCATATTTAATAGTTAATAGAACTGATGGTAAGGTTGGAATTGGAACAACAGTAATTGATTCCTCTTCAATAGTAACTATTGCTGGTACTGTAACACCATCCATTCCTGGAACTTATACTTTAGGAACTTCGGCGCTTAAATGGAATACTGTTTGGGCAGAAACTTTAGATGGTGATCTCGTTGGAAATGCTGATTCTGCAACTAAATTAGAGACTGCAAGAGAGTTTAGTCTTGCTAATGATCTAACATCCCCAGTAGTATCTTTTGATGGAACTGCTAATGTCATATTAAATGCTAATCTAGTTAATACTGGGGTTACATCTGCAATTTATGGTAATCCAATATCTATACCAATAATTACTGTTGATGCAAAAGGTAGAATAACAAATGTATCCACTACAGAAGTATCCAGAGCAGATTCTTTAACAACATCAAGAAACTTTAGTCTTGCTAATGATCTTACTTCTCCAGCAGTTGGATTTAATGGTACTGATGATGTAATATTAAATGCTAATCTGGTTAATACTGGAGTTACATCAGGTAGTTATGGAAATTCAACACAAATTCCTACCTTTTCTGTTGATGCAAAGGGAAGAATTACTAGTGCAGTAGACGTTGCTATTGATTTTAGTGAAGCAAATGTTGCAACTGCAGATTCATTAAAGAATGCAAGAGATTTTAGTCTTGCTAATGATTTAACATCTCCAACAGTATCTTTTGATGGAACTGATAATGTTATATTAAATGCTAATCTTGTTAATAGTGGAGTTACTTCTGCTAGTTATGGTTCTGCTACTATTGTTCCTGTATTCGATGTCGATGCAAAAGGTAGAATAACAAATGTAGTTAACACTAATATTAATTTTGGAGAATCTCAAGTTGCAAGAGCAGATTCATTAACAACATCAAGAAACTTTAGTCTTGCTAATGATTTAACTTCTCCTATAGTATCATTTAATGGTACTGATGATGTTGTTTTGAATGGTAATTTAGTTACTACTGGCGTTACATCTGATACATATGGTACATCTACTGCAATACCACAATTTTCTGTTGATGCAAAGGGAAGAATTACTAGTGCAATAAATGTTGCAATTGATTTTGGAACCGCAAGTGTAGCAACTGCAAATTCTTTGAGTGTTGCTAGAAACTTCAGTATTATTGGTGATGTTGATGCTCCATCAGTATCTTTTGACGGAACTGATAATGTACAGTTAGTTGCAACTTTAGATAACACTGGTGTTACGTCTGCTACCTATGGATCACAAACTGAAATACCAGTATTTGATGTCGATGCAAAAGGAAGAATTCTTAGTGTAACAAATACTTTAGTAAACTTTGCAGAATCTCAAGTTGCAAAAGCAGATTCTTTAACAACATCGAGAAACTTTAGTCTTGCTAATGATTTAACTTCTCCTATAGTATCATTTAATGGTACTGATGATGTTGTTTTGAATGGAAATCTTGTCAATACTGGAGTTACATCTGATACCTATGGATCATCAACACAAATCCCTGTGTTTGATGTTGATGCAAAGGGAAGAATTACTGGAGTAACTGAAACTCTTCTTGATGTAACTCAAGCACAAGTTGCTTTTGCTGATGCATTAACAACATCTAGAAGTTTTAGTCTTGGTAATGATTTAACTTCTCCTGTAGTATCCTTTAATGGAACTGGTGATGTTGTGTTGCAGGGTAATTTAGTTACTAGTGGAGTTACATCTGCAACTTATGGATCTTCCACACAAGTTCCCGTATTTGATGTTGATGCAAAAGGAAGAATAACTGGTGTAACTGATACTCTTATTGATTTTGGCACTGCTACTGTTAATAATGCAGATAATATAAGAACACAATCTATTGCAACAGATGCTAGTTTTAATATAACTTTTGTTGATGGTAATAATGCAGCTAGTCCTGCCGTTTATGAGGCTTTATATACTGATAGTGGGATTACATATAATCCATCTAAAGATACTTTAATACTTAGCAATACAGATGCCAGACAAAAGGATGAAGCTGCTATCTGGTTAAATGGTATATCTGGAGCATTGTTGTTAGATAATGTTGGACAAAAAAGACTTTCTTGGAATGATGGTGGTGGAAATTTAACACTTAGATCTGGATCTTATTATAATTCGGGAGGAGATAAATACGTTCTTGCCAATGATGGTGCGGCAAAAATTACTTTAACCTCTGATGGAAGTAGTGGTTTAGTTGACATTCAAGTAGCTGGACAAGGTGCTAATGCTAATGATGCAGTAGCATACACTCAAGGAGTCAGATTAGATTCTAATAATGATGCTTTTAGACCGCTAAGTAATAATGCTTTAGATCTTGGAACTTCTAGTGCTAAGTGGGCAACTGTATATGCAACTACATTTAGTGGACAAATTACTGGAAATGCTGATACAGCAACAGCATTAGAAACTGCTAGGAACTTTAGTCTTGGTAATGATTTAACATCTCCAACAGTATCTTTTGATGGTACTGGTCCTGTTGTATTGCAGGGTAATTTAGTTACTACTGGTGTTACATCTGCAACTTATGGAACAACATCAAAAGTTGCTCAAATTTCCGTAGATGCTAAAGGAAGAATTACAAGTGCTCAAGAGTTAGATATTAATTTCTCTGCTGCTACAGTTGCTTTTGCTGATGCATTAACTAATGCTCAGAACTTTAGTCTTGGTAATGATTTAACATCTCCAACAGTATCTTTTGATGGTACTGGTCCTGTTGTATTGAATGGAAGTTTAACAAATACTGGAGTTACTTCTGCTAGTTATGGATCTTCAACACAAATTCCTACTTTTTCTGTTGATGCAAAGGGAAGAATTACTGGAGTAACAGCTGTTGGTGTTAATTTTGGTACTGCTACTGTTGCTCAGGCAGATAAAGTAAAGGTAACCACGGAAAGCACTGGAACAACAGAAAGATATCTTTGTTTTACGGATGGTGGTGGTGGAAATTATCAAGATATAAAAGTAGATACTGGTCTCAGATGGAATCCCAGTGGAGATGACTTAATATGTTATGGTGATTTAGTTGCTGGAAGAAATAATCGTGGAGTTGCCCTTACAATTAATGATGGATATGGTAATGCAAACATCACCTTTAATCATAAAGATGGTTTAGCTGAAGATCCTACTAATACTGGTCAGACTGGAAACTCTGCAAGAATAGTTTGTAATACTGATGATTTGTCTAATCCAGTTTATTTGGACTTTTATCTAAAAACTGGTGCTTCTGCAGTTACCGCAGGACAACTCACTTCAATTATGAGGATCAATGAATCTGGAGTTAGACCATCTGCAGATTCTACGTTTGACTTGGGAACAAATACAATAAGATGGAATCATATCTACGCTGATAATATAACAGCAACAAATATATCAGCGCCAATTACTGGAAATGCTGATAGTGCAACAAAATTACAAACTGCTAGGAACTTCAGTGTTAGTGGTGACGTATCTACAGCAAGTCCAGTATCTTTTGATGGAACTGCCGATGTTAATTTGGCAGTGAGTCTTCCCACTTTTGCAGGATTAGCCGCTGGTAATTATGGTTCTGCAACGGAAATTCCAACAATTACTGTTGATACAAAGGGAAGAGTTACTGCAGTATCTGTAAATACATTTACTCCATCTAATTCACAGACTTCAGATGCACTATTAACCCAACTAACTACAACAAATGCAACTTTTTATCCTACCTTTGTTAATAGTAATAATGCAGCACCAGGAACAGCGGAGTCTTACTTTACCAATGTAAATTATACAATTAATCCATCAACTGGTAACTTAAATGTTGGTGGTAGTGTTACTGCAAACTCTGACGCTAGACTTAAGGATAATGTAAAACAAATTGACAATGCTCTTGATAAAGTTTTATCTTTAAGAGGTGTTGAATATGATAGAAATGATTTAGAAGATAATCCACACCAAATTGGTGTGATTGCACAGGAAGTTGAAAAAGTATTCCCTGAGTTAGTAAATGGGCAAGGTGATGAAATTAAATCTGTTGCATATGGTAATTTCGCTGGTGTTTTTATTGAAGCATTTAAAGAGCAACAGAAGACAATTGAAGAACAAAATGCTAAAATAGATTTGTTGACCAAGCAAGTCGAGGCACTCATGGAAAAACTGGGTGGTTGACTACCGCTCAAAGGTCTGCTACAATGACAGGGCATTCAACGCAAAGCACTCCAAATGCAAGATGAGTACCTGACACGATGTGTAGTAGATCCAACCCGCAAAACAATTTACATCTATTCTAATGAAGGTACAGAACAGGAACTTGTGTGTGAAACCACAGATCAGTTCATGAATGTCCTACAATTTGTTCGTGCTACAGTGGAAGAAGATGTCCTTGCCTATGCTCCACTATGATGTATCAAAGAATTGACAAAAGTTCACTAATTGAACAAAAGGTAAAAACAACACCACAAAACGTTCAAGAGGCAAATGAGTCATTGTTCAACTGCACAATGACTTTACCTGCTGCCGCAAAACATTGTGGAATGACCCATAAGGAAATGAAGTTGACCTTCTGGGAATACTTGAAGTATCATCCACCCACATACGAGGAATGATACAATGACTTGACAATCGTAAGATCCTATCCTATGATAGTCAAGTCAACTTCACGGGAGTATGGTGGAATCGGTAGACACACCAGACTTAAAATCTGTTGGGCATTACGCCCGTGGGAGTTCAAGTCTCCCTACTCCTACCAAACGGGACTGTCGCCTATTGGTTAAGGCCCACTGCTTATAACGGTGTGAAGAGGGTTCAATTCCCTCCAGTCCTACCAAAATGCGAGTATGGCGGAATCGGTAGACGCACCAGACTTAAAATCTGTTGGGAGTAATCCCGTGGGAGTTCAAGTCTCCCTACTCGCACTTGGGGGGAATATTAAAGGTCTTTCTTATATGGGAGCGCCCTCCTACAAAACTAAATATTAAAAACGGATTTAGTAGTATGAAATACAAACTCACAAAATCTTATTGTTGGTTAGAAGTTGAATCAATGAAAAGAGTTGTGAAGATGTATTTTATAAACAATGTTCCTTTTACATGGGATGATTTGACTGATGATGAGGAAGATAATATAGCATACTTTCAGGCATGGGCAAATGATTATGGAAGAATCTTTGATAATGAATATATGTTTAGAGCATCTGGATATTTGGTAATGGAAGAATGCCACCCCTGTTTTTTTGAGATGGAATTAGAAAACGAAGAACTTCTTGCTGAACTTGATTAAAGTATGTTTGATGCAAATGTATACGATTATGATATTAAGAAGTACAACTTAGATCATTATATTATAAGTTGTATCCAAAAGTACTACCCAACTGTTAAAGATCTTTCTGTTTTACATGAGGATGTTCATCCCAAAAAAATAGGTGAACTTGTAAAACTTGTGGGTAAAGATCTTGCAGACACTAATTTTTATTCAATATTTGATGAATTGGTTGAAGAATGTATTCTCCCATCATTAAATACTGAAGTTCTTATACAAAAATTTGGTAATATTAGAATAACAATACCAGATCAAGATAAAACAGGAACTGTCTTACCATATCATCAAGGAAGATGGGTTGGTAATGGTCTTGGATTAAGAACTATTTGGGTTCCATTTACTGATGCATATTCTTCAAATTCTCTTCAAATAATTGGAATAGAAAAAAGTAGAGAAATTACAAAAAAATCTACAGAAGAGAATTGGAATTATGAAAGACTTCAAAATGTTTGTATTGATAACAGTTACCCAGTAAATATAAAGAAGGGTCAATATTTATTATTCACTCAAGAAAATATTCATGGTGGAGTTCCTAATAGAACTGGAAAAACTAGAATAAGTATAGATGTTAGGGTTTTGCTTAAAAATGGTCAACCTCATAGGAAGTGGCCTGGATCTTATTTTAGAATTTTGGGAGATAGTAAAATATCATCTAGAAAAATAAAGATAGAGGACTATGAAAATGTAGTTACTTATGCTGAATATGAAGGATTTAAAACTAAAAATATAGATCTCCATTTTCAGACGTTAACCGTTAAGGATTATTGTACTAGGATGGGGTATATATTCCCCCATCAAACTGGAGATAATGAAGGTAGAAATCACTCTTATCTTGAATATCTTTTAAAAGAAAAAAATTTAGATCATATTTTGATGTTTAGTATATACTCTTTACCTGATGATTATGATAGGCGTATGTATCTCTTAAAACTTGCTTTGAAAAATAATTGTAAATTGCATTTTGCAAATGAAGAGTTTGTTTTGTATGATGAGAGTATACTACATAAGATAGAACATTTGAGAAGTTTCACGTCTGATTGGAGTAACCCATCTTATGAACATTAAACTCTGGTATTGTAGTGGCATGAAAATGTGGCGTTGGACTCTTAGTGATGATAAGAGACCAATAAATCGCCAAGAATCTGGACAAAGACCAGATTTAAGAGATGCAATGAATGATATTGCAAACACTGTAGAATATATGTTAGAAAATAATAATCAGTAGTTTCTTATGAATAAATAAATTATAATAACAGCAACTAGTGTATAAAAATGGGTCTTAGTCGCTTAGATAATTTTCTAAAGAATAGTAGAGGGGACATTCTTTACGTAGATCCCTCAAGTATTGATTCCACAGATAGTATTGAAAATCAAGGTAACTCTTTGGTTAGACCTTTTAAGACAATTCAAAGGGCATTAATTGAAGCTGCCAGATTTTCTTATCAAGTTGGTTTAGATAATGATAGGTTTAGTAGAACAACAATTATTGTTTACCCAGGTGAGCATTTAATTGATAATAGACCTGGATGGATACCCATTCATGATGCTCCTGTTAGTGGGAATAATTGGTTAACTAGAGGAGGATCTTATTCAAATGCTCTTGAAGGATTTAATTTAGAAACTAATTTTGATGTAAATAGCGAGAATAATTCTCTCTATAAAATGAATTCTGTTTACGGTGGAGTAATTATTCCTCGTGGAACATCTATTGTTGGATTGGATCTTCGTAAAACAAAAATCAGACCCAAATTTGTTCCCGATCCAGAGGATGATTCTGTTGATTCAACTTGTTTGTTTAGGGTAACAGGAACTTGTTACTTTAATCAATTTACTTTCTTTGATGCTGATCCAAATAGTGTAGTATATAAAAACTATGGATTGAATCTATCAGTACCAAATTATTCTCACCATAAGCTTACTTGTTTTGAATATGCTGATGGTGTTAATCCTGTAGGATTTGATAATGATGATTTAAATTATAATACAACAAAAACTGACCTAGATTTATATTATGAAAAAATTGCTCTAGTTTATGGTCCTTCTAGCGGAAGAGAAATTACACCAGTATTTCCAAGTGCTAATGTTGATATTCAGTCAAAAATTGATGAATATCGTATTGTTGGTTCAACGGGACAAAATATCGGTATAACTAGCATTAAATCTGGTGATGGTGTTAACACATCAAATGTAATTACAGTAGATATTTTAGAACCTATTAATGGTCTTGATGTAGATACTCCAATAAGAATCGAAGGAATTCCAGCATCTGGGTATAATGGTTCTTTTGTTATTAGAAGTGTTGAAGATCCAACAACAATTACATATAGGGTATCAAACCCACCAGTAGATCCTTTACCAACAATTATTTCTGGATCACCAACATTAAACATTACTGTAGATACTGTAACTTCTGCTTCTCCATATATCTTTAACTGTTCATTGAGATCAGTTTATGGTATGAATGGTCTACATGCAGATGGATCTAAAGCTGATGGATTTAGATCCATGGTTGTTGCACAATTTACTGCAATTGGACTTCAAAAAGATGATAATGCCTTTGTAAAATATAATTCTATTTCTGGTGCATATGAGGATTCTGTTAGTGTAACAAATTTACATACAAATTCTCTAGCAATATATAAACCAGATTATGATACGTTCCATATTAAAGCATCTAATAATGCATTCTTACAGTTAGTATCTGTATTCTCAATTGGATTCGGTAATCATTATATTTCTGAGTCTGGTGGTGACCTATCAATTACAAACTCAAACTCAAACTTTGGTGCAAAAGCTTTAGTTTGTAAAGGTTTTAGGAGAGATGCATTCCCAAGGGACGATACTGGATATATTACCCATATTTTGCCCCCACAAACAATAGATTCTGAAGAAGTAACTGTTGAATATGGTGCAATTGATGTTGAGAGCACAATAGGACAGGCAGATCCTACTAGGTTATACCTTTATAATGAGTTAAACCAAGATATACCACCAAAATCTGTCATTGAGGGATATAGAATAGGATCTAAGTTTAATGATAAACTTAAAGTTGTAATTGCTAATCAGGAAAGACTTGCCAAAATAATAATGCCAGATACTCAAGGATCTGGCATATTTGAGTCTAGTTCTATTAAAGTATCAACGGTTGGAAGAACTAATATTGGTATTAATAGTATAAGTTCAAATATTCTTACTTTAACAGAACCTCATTTATTTGATACTGGAGAAACTATTCGTATTTTAAGTGATGATGGTGAACTTCCTGATGGAATCTCTAATAATAATGTATATTATGCTATTACATCTGGTATTAATACAGATCAAATTAAGTTAGCAAGAACACTTGATGATAGCACTAGTGAATCTTCTATAACTGTTAATAACAAAGGTGGAATTTTAAGAATAGAATCTAGAGTTTCTGATAAAAAATCTGGAGATATTGGTCATCCAATCCAATATGATGAATCTAGAGGTCAGTGGTATGTTACTGTAAGTTCTACTGAAAATGATATTTACAGCACTATTGTAGGACTAGGATTTCCTGCTCTAGGTAAAGCAACCTCAAAATCATATATTTCTAGAACACCAGACAATAGATCTTTAGATAGTAAAATTTATAAGGTAAGATATGTAATACCTAAGGACAGTACTGTTACTGCTAGACCTCCTGAGGATTCTTTTGTTATTCAAGAGTCAAACACAACTACTGGGTTTAGTGATTCGGAAGTTGCAAAATTCATGAATATTGGATCAGTAACTTTGAGCAATACTTCAGAACTTAGGAATCCAAAATTTATTAGTAATGCAGTTCATGATTCTAGTGTTGGAGTTGCGACAGTATATACAGATATTCCTCACTCATTATCTATTGGATCTAAAGTAGAAATTCAAAATATTATTTCTACCGAAAATACTACTGGAATTGCTAATACTGGATATAATGGTGTTTATGAAGTATTAGATACACCAACAAGAAAGTCCTTTAGTATTGGTATAACCACTAATACTGGATTGTTTAGATCTCCTATTAATATAAGAAATCTAGATTTACCTAATTTTAAAACAAAAGAATTAAATAAAACATTCTGGATTTATAAGACAGAAGAAATACAAGACTATATTCCAGGTTCTAGAGATGGTGTATACCATTTAACTATAATTGATTCTTCTAGTTCACCTACAGTAAATCCATTTACAGATTTAAAGTTCTCCCAACCATTAAAAAACTTATATCCTCAACTAGACAGAGACAATCCAGAAAATAATCCAGACAAAACTAGAACTTTTGCACTACCTTCTCCAATTGGATTAACTGAGATTGATGATCCTCAACATAGTTTGACTAGAGAAGTCATTGAAAATAAAATTAGTTCTTTTAATTATAATATTGGTATATTAGATATACATTCTCAATCTGGAACATCTCATACTATTACCACAAAACCAGATCATGGATTAAATCCAGTTACTAAAGTATCTGTTATTAATCCAGGACTTAATTATGGTGATGGATCTGGGGGTGTTCAAGTTTTATATAATGCAACTTTAGTTGGATCTGCTGGATCTGTTGTTGGTAAACATGCAACAGCAAATGTGGAGGTTGATGTAAATGGAAGTATTACTGATGTTAAAATAGTAGATGGTGGATCTGCTTATGGTATAGGTAATACACTCACGGTAGTCGGTGTTGGAACTACAACTGGTTGGGTTGCTGGATATGTTCAAGTAGATCAAATTTATAATAATGTTGGTGATGTACTTAGAATAGAGGGAATACGAGATTCTAGATTCTCTGAATATAACAATCTATACAGAATTACTTCGGTAGTAAATGGAAATGATCATATTGTAAATGTTTCTTCTGCGACTACAATTTATTCCAAACCTGATTATGGAACTCCTGAAGTCATAAGTGGAATCAATACTAATGGATTGAATGCTATCAATTCAGCGATTCTTTCTGATGTTACTTTGTATCAAACTGGAGCATCTATTGGAATCAATTCAACATATTATAATAATGTAACAGGAATTACAACTATAACAACATTCAATTCTCATGGATTGTCTGCTGGTAATAAGATAGTTGTGAGTGATGTGGAGTTAGTTGGTCAATATAATAGAACTTATTATGTTAGAAGTGTAATTGACAATAATACTATTAATGTTGTTGCTGGAGCAGGAAATACTGTACTATCACCAGCTCAAGGTGGATATATCTATCCTGTAGGTTTTGATGACCAAAAAGATATTATTGATTTTGATAGAGAATATGATTCATCAAGACTTGTTGCAAGATATGCTGGCATAACCACTACTTCAACTATTTTATTGGACGATCCTGCAATTAACACTATTGCAGTGACTAATGCAACTCATAGAGGTTGGAACGTTGGTGACTATATTATTGTCAATAAAGAGATAATGCGTATTAATCAAAGTGTTCTAAATGACAATTCTTTGAGTGTATTCCGTGGACTTTTTGGGACAAGAAAAGAAACTCACCCAGTAGGATCTGTAATTAGAAGAGTTAAATTTATACCAACTGAACTTAGAAGAAATTCTATTATTCGTGCATCTGGTCATACTTTTGAATATCTTGGATATGGTCCTGGAAACTACTCTACTGCTCTTCCTTCTAGACAAGATAGACAATTTAAGAATATTGAGAGGATTCTATCTCAATCATCTGCTATTAATGGTGGTACTCCATTCTACAATGGACTAGATGATAAGGGAAATGCATATACGGTCAATAAGTTTACTAGTGGTTCTACTGGTGTTGATTTACTTACTAATGCACCTGTTCCTACCGTTAGAGGTGAAGATATAACCAGTGATAATTCTTCAGTTGGATATGATATTTTATCCACAGAACAATTAACTGTTAATAGAGGAATTAAAGTAGATGGTGGTAAAGATAATAATATTATCTCAGAATTTAATGGACCAGCTATTTTTAATGAAAAAGTAACGATCAATGATGCAATTGAAAGTAATAGTATTCTTATTCAAGGTGAAGAAACAATTGCTAGGGAAATAAGTGTAGGTGTTGGAACACCAGAGATTGCTGGTAATATTGGTGATTCTAAAATAAATGCAGAACCACAATCTGGTGGAACTTTTGGATGGGTATACACTGAAGACAATAATTGGAATGAATTTGGTCCAATAAAATCGACTTCTGATAACTATTATGTTGGTCTTTGGAGTGGTACTTTTAGAGGTGATGGTTCTGGATTAGCAAACGTCTCTGATGTTTGGGTATTTGATGGGGTAGGAATCTCTACTACAACAAATGTTGGTATTGAAACTACATCTGCAAAACCAGGGTATTCTCTATATGCAAGTGGTCCTGTATTGTTTGAGAATAATGTAGAGTTTAGAACTGATTCTCTAACTTGGAACATTCCTAATGGTTGGATTGTTGAGACTGGTATTAGTACATTTAATCAACAGGTTAATTTTAATACCACAAATCATACAGGTGTCTCGACATTTGTAAATGAGGTTATTGTAACTACCAATCCACTGATAAGTGGAGCACTTAATGAACCTGGACAATATATAACGTTTAGGCAAACAGATACGGCACTGACATCAGCATATTTCTACGGTGGACTTCAATTTGAAGGTAATGATGTTGGTAATGATGGAATTAGGGGATTCATTAAAGGCGTATCTGAAGGTTCTGCTGGACAATTTGGAATATCTTTTGGTACTCAATCTTCGGGTGCTGGAGTAGCTACAGAAAGATTCAGAATTACCCATACTGGTACTGCTATATTTGCACAATCAGTTACTGCAAATTCTGATGCTAGATTGAAGGAGAATGTTGTTGGAATTGGCAATGCTCTCAGTAAGGTTCTTGGTATGAGAGGTGTATACTTCAATCGTATTGGTCAACCAGAACGTGAGATTGGTGTTATTGCACAAGAAGTTGAGAAGATTCTTCCAGAAGTGATACATGAGGGACCAGATGGTGTCAAGTCTGTTGCATATCAGAACATGGTTGCTGTCTTAATTGAGGCAATCAAGGAGCAACAAGAGCAAATCAATGAACTCAAGGCGCGATTGGACAGTCTTTGAGGTGGAACAGGGGGGTTGACACCCCCCTTTTTTATGGGTTATAGTGACGGTGTTCTGAATCATTCTCTTGTGATTACTTCTCTTCTTCAAAATCAAACAGAGTTTGACCTTAGTGGTGGCAAGATTAATACTTGGATTTATTTGCTAATTAATTTGGATAGTAAAGCATTCTTTTTTGGACAAACTAAAGATTCTAGGAAAGAAAAGCGGCATAATGATGTAGAGTATACAAAACTCATTGGATATTGGAATCTTATTGGTGAAAAACATACAACTTTTTGGTTTGGAATTTCTGCAACTGGATCTGGTTGTGATAAAAAATGTCATAAAGATCTTAAATTGTTCCCAAATTGCGTTTCAAATCCTGGTAGGGGGTCAAATGAATGTTTTATTCTCACTGGGTATTCTGTAGATCAAATTGTGCAAACTTGTTCTTTTATTGTTCGTAAATTATTTGATGAAGTTTTTGTTGAACCTGCAAAAGAACTCAATCTTATGCATTTTCAAGAAAAATTTCTTGTAAAAATTAAATCTGCATGGGAAATTTGGAAAGAGTTTCTCCTGAACGCTAAATGTCGTTCTGGGAAATGTATCATGACACTCAGTCATATCGTAAGTGCTAATTATAAGTTGACTCTTCTTTGTTGTCGGACAACTTCTCCAGAAGAAGGTTGGATTGATGATCAAGAATATTTTCCATCTGTTAAACTTATTAATGTTCAAGACAGTAAATGGGAAGAGGAACTTGAGTTCTGGATGGAACATGATGGTGTAAATATTGTTCTTTGGGGAACAGTTCAAAGCATCTCTAATCGTATTAATACCATTTGTAACTATAAAATTGACTTCATTGCACTTGATGAGGCACATGTTGGTGGTAGGGCAGAACAATTTACAACTGTGCATGAAAAACTCAATGCTGCCAATGGTGAGACAGTTAAACTTCTTTTAATCACTGGCACAGCAGATAAACTGTCTCCTGATTTTAACAATGAAAATAGTTTTGTATATTCGTATTGGCATGAGCAATTGGATGTTCGTAAGGGACTTTTTGAAAAACCTCGTCCTAAGATGAGGATTCATTTTGCTAAGTATGAATGTGAAGAATATAAAAAGATTTTTGGTGATGATCCAGATGCCATGAGTAATATTTTTACTCTGAAAGAAAAGAAAAAAGGAAAAGATTCTGAGTTTCTTTATGATTCTCTTCCTCGTGCTTACGCTGTAAAATTTTATGGACCAGAAACATCTAGACTTCGACTTAATAATCGTTTGTTTCAAGGTAACTATCAAATGATGGCGATGAAAGGAGTTGGTGAGTGTCATGCCTTTAAAAAAATTGTAGAATGTTACATTCCAACTCTTGTGGTTACTGGAGATACTAATGAAGATCAAGATACGATCAATAATTTTTGTGCCCGCAATTCTAAAGCACTTATTCTTACATGTAGTGCTAATGTTCTTGGTATGACTTGCAAATACATTGATACTGTTATCAATTGCCGTGGAGGAGAATCAAAAGAGTTTTGGGAGCAATTTTCTTTTCGTGGAGGATCTGCAGATCATGATTGGGATGTTATTGATTTTGATGCAGAACGTGGACTTCGTGTTATTTGCGAATCCTATCAAAAAGCAACTGATATTGAACCAGAATTGGCACAATATGAAATGCTAGACTTTGTTGATAGTATTAATGATTGGATGAATGGGTTTATCCAATTAGATCAGAATAAGATTGATGAAATTTTGTGTACAATTTGTGATGATACAAATTCTAGTTTTGCTAATATTGTAAGTAGACTTGATCTTAATGATATTGATTTTTCCGATTTTGCTTTGGAAACAAATCTAATCGATGAGATTGATAACAGTCAACTTAATACTAATAATGTGGGTGTTAATAATAAAAGTTGTGAATCCAGGCAAAAAGAAAATAAAGAAAAATCGGACAATCCAGAAACACAACGGGTAAAGACGGTTAAGGCACTTTTAGAGTCTATTCCTCTTGTTATGACTTATCTTATTTCTGAAGACATTAAAGTGTGTACAATTAACTCTATTATTGAAACTGAAGTTTATAAAAATATTACTAGCGATCATTATAAAATTCTTGAAAAAGTTATTGCCAAAAATCCTAGTGGTAAGAATGCAATCAATGGCAAAATCCTGATGCTTAGTTCTTCTATAAAAATGCAGTTTAAAGAGTCTAAGGCAAAAACATTAGATAAGTACAGTGTGTCTTCACAAATGCAAAGGCATATTCCCACAGATCTTTTGGATTCTATGCTTGATGATTGTAAAGATCTATCTAAAATTTATATGTTTGGAGATCCTAGTGGATCTCATACTGCTCGCCTTCTTGAAAGGGACCTGGATCCAAATAGTATTACTGTTTGGGAGAGTTGTGATAGTCACCGTAATCGTGTAAAATATATAAATGATGTTGTAGATATTGTTGATTCGAATCCTGATATGAAGTTCACTGCTATTATTGCTAATCCACCCTATAAAGATCCCACTAAGAAGGCAAAAAACAATAAACTTTGGCCAATTATTGTAGAGCAACATCTTGAACTTACTGCTCCTGGTGGAGACATGTGTGAGGTTACTCCTTCCTCTGTTCTGGGTACAACTGGTAAAGGTAAGAAGTTCCTTAAATTGTTCTCTACAAAGTATAATCTAAAACTGATCGATTATACTGCAAATGATTATTTTGTCGAAGGTGTTGCCATTTGCCGTTGGCATCTTACAAATGAACCATATCAAGGTAAAACTCATGTTATTACTCATGATGGTTCTTTTACTTGGGATTTGCGAGATGGTCTTCCTCTCATTGGAGATGCTGCACTTAAGCATTCTATTCTCAACAAAATTGCCAATTCAATGCATCCTCGCATTCCCTTGAAGATGGGTCAGGACATTGCCAAGAGTGAATATGTTCCTGATGGTAAGTATGAGGTTTATCAATCTGGTAATTTTATTGCTCGTACAAATGTCATTCCTACTACTGGTGAAGTGTTGAAGTTTATTGTAGGATACTCCCGCACGTACAAAAAGCACAAGTTTATCTCAAATGGATATGTTGGTATGCTTAATGTTTGGTGTCCTATTACTTCAGAAGAAGAGGGGAATGCCCTTAGTAAGATTTTTGATAATAAACTCATTCAGTTTTATATTGATAACTATAAAAAAACTGCGGGATATACTGCTGCTATTAAGAATGCGGAAGTACCTCACATTAAGGACTATAACAACCTTGTTGATCAATTCAATTTTACTGAAGAGGAGGTAAAATATTTGGAGGAAAAGAATGTCATCTAAGAACAGTCACAACAAGGAGCATGGATCTAAACTTGAACGCTCAGATGAGCGTATCAAGCAAACGCAGGAGGTATTTACTCCTCCTGCACTTATTCGGAAGATGATTGGTGATCTTCCAGAAAAAGTTCTTAAAGATCCAGAATCTTCCTTTATCGACAACTGTGCTGGTGATGGTAACTTCTTAGTTGAACTGTTTGAAGTCCTGACAAAATACCATTCTGAAGAGCATGTGCTCAATAACATGCTTTATGCAGTTGAACTCATGGAAGATAACCACAAGGAGTTGTGTAGGAGGTTGGGTGTCCCAACAGACCATCATCATTATGTTTGTGCAAATGCTTTAGAATATCATTATCGTTTTGATGGTACAATGGGACCAATCACATTAGACCAATTTATGGATTGATCGCATCCCCCCCAAACGGGGGGATTTTGCTGTATAGTATGTTCAACGCACACGACCCATGACCCTTAACCTCCGACCGACACAGGCAGAAGCACGATCCATCATGGATCGAGTTCGCAAAGGAATCATCGTTATGCCCACTGGGGCAGGTAAGTCCTTCACGATGGTTGCAGATGCACTTGAGCAACTTAAGTCTGGTCCTAAGACTATCGTTGTTGTTGCTCCTCGCATTCTTCTAGCAAAGCAATTGCGTGAAGACTTTATGAAGTTTCTTCCCTCTACCTGGGTCCATGTTTGTCATGTTCATACGGGAGAGACCGTTTACTTCAATACCACTAAACCAGAAAAGATTGCACTTTTTAACAATACTGCCCGTGCAGCATCAGAGTCCTGTATAATCTTTACCACCTACAACTCTCTTCATAAAGTTGTAGATTCCAATATTCATGTTGACACAGTTTACTTTGATGAATCGCACAACTCAATCAAGAAAAACTTCTTTGGTGCTACCAGGAATCTCTCTCTTAATTCTAACCGCTGCTATTTCTTCACTGCTACTCCTAAGTATTCTCACACTTCTTCCAAACCTGGCATGAATGATACTGAGGTTTACAACCGTATCATTTACAACGTGCCCGCTCCACGCCTCATTAACGACGGTTCAATCCTTCCTCCTAAGATCAACACCATTCGCGTCGGTTCCGACCGTCTGAAGGGCGAGGAGGCGGCAGAGAGGGACTGTATGACCCTGCTTGATACCATCTACAATGAAGATCATATGGAGAAGGTTCTGATCGCAGCACCAAACACAAAGGTAATGCTGCGGATGCTTGCTGAGACAGACTTCATGACAGAAGTGCAGTCTATGGGGTATGACCTTCTTTGGATCACTAGCAAGCATGGTGCCTTCTTAAACGATAGGAAGATTACCCGCGAAGAATTCTTTAGTCTGATTCAAGAGTTTGGTGCAGATCCAGACAAGAAGTTCATTGTTATGCACTATTCTATTCTCAGTGAAGGCATCTCTGTTCCTGGTCTCACTTCTCTGATCCTCATGCGTCAGATGAATGTTATTGAGATGTGTCAGTCTGTTGGTAGGGTTATTCGCCTTCATCTTGATGACATCAAGAGGATTCAGAATGGAACTCTTACTCCTGGCAAACTGGAAGATTACACTAAATCATTTGGTCTTGTCCATGTCCCTGTCTACGACAACGTGGGTATCTCTACTATTAAGCGTCTTCAGGACGTTGTAGATACCGTATTTGTAAAAGGTCAACCAGCAATCTCCACTATCAAACGATGACTACTGATAAAGAACTAAAGGAAATTTACAATTTTTACAAGGATTGTAGTGATGGTTTTGTAACTAAAGATGGATACGCTGCTGTACCTTGTCAAAAAGGATATATGGTAGTATACTATGGCGAGCATCTTAAACAATGTAGAACTCAATCATCTGCGATGAACTTCATTAAAAAGCATCGTACCAAACCCAAATCTGGAACTATTTTTGTACAATGAAAACTAAATTTGTCTGTGTATCTCCCATTAGTTCAAAGGCAAAAATTGACTTTGAATTTGACATGATGGGTCTTCATTCTTGTAGGGTAAAGCATGAAGAGAATGATGTTTATTACCTAGAATCTCTCAATAAAGAATATTATTTCTCAGTTAACAAAGAAAAGGACTCTAATTGGAGGATTATTCGATGAAAATTGGAACAATGACAGATCCAAAGACACTTGTACAAATTACATGTGATCGTGAAGGATTGCGAATTATGATACAAGCAGCAACTGCTGCTATTCAGTGGTCAAATGACTTTAACATGGGTGATGAGTACGATACGGATGTTGGTCCGTATCATGAAATGAAGGATGCTCTCATGGCAAAATACGAAGAAGTTTATGGAGAGTTTTAATGGAGGTTCCTAGTCAATCAGAACTAATTCATTTAAAAATACAAGCAGCGATGCGAGAGAATCATTTTGATGAAGATCAAATGAAGTACCTTGGTATCCGTGACGGAGAACATTGGTATTTGGTTGCTAATGAATACGAAGTTCCTGTTAGCGACATAGAAGAGTTTGAATTTGATGGATATATTGATGAATAAAGAATTTTTTGTAGATTCTAAGTTTGTTGATTTTTTTAATGAATACTTTCATTCTGCATATTCACTTGAGTTTTTAGAAGAAACAAAACTTAGTTCCTTGAGTAAAAACTGCTTTGCTACAGTAAATCTTCTTAAGTATCAACAAGAAGAAATATTCTATGAATTAGTAGCAGAACTTCAACTAATATGCTCAAAGATTCTAGAATCTGAATTAGAATATACTTATCTACATCTTGTAGATTACAGTAATGGTGGGATTATGTCTCCCCATAGTCATAAACATGCAGAAGATTTTAGTTACATTTTATATCTAAATACATGTACTGATGGGGAAACCGTGTTAAAATACACACATACCACCAAAGAAGTAAAACCTGTTAAAAGTAAAGTTTTACTGTTTTCCTCAGAGATAGTACATAGTTCAAATTATTCGAACTCTAAAAAAGTACTTGTTGGTGGATTAAAAATTAAGAGAGAATCTTATGGACGATAAACTACAAAAACGCCGCGATGCATTTAATCTTTTTTATGAGAGCGTTTTAAAACCAGATCACGAACTACGTCAAGTGGCACATGAACAAGAATGCTTTTATGAATTGATGGAGTGGAGAAGTGAGGTTTTATTTCATCTAGATGGAAGGAGAAATGCCGAGTTCAACTGATTTTTTTATTAAAGAGTTCGCAATCCCATTCTATCAGTCTAAAGTAATTAGTTGGGAGAAAAAGAAACAATATTTACTGAAAATATATAATAACTCGGCAAAATTAACAAAACAAAAATTTGATGAACAATTTAGTGATTATGATGTTGAAAAGACGAATAATTACACACAATTTGTTGAATCTATCTTATATGATGATATAAAAAAATTTTTTGATTCCCTAAATCTTAATCAAACTAAAATTAAATCTGCTTGGTTCCAAGCATATAATAAAGCACATTACCATGGAGTTCATAATCATGGACTTGGTGGATTTAGTATGGTTTGTTATATAAACTATAATCCGTCAAGTCATTTACCAACTACTTTTATTGCCCCATTTGTTTCTATGATTGATGGTAATGTATTGGAATATGAACCAGAGGGAGTTGATGAGGGAACCATCATCTTTTTTCCATCTGCCTTGTCTCATTATGCCCCCACAAATACTACTGAAGATCAAAGGATAATACTGTCTGCAAATTTTTAAAGAATATGGAATTACAATATCCTGATGATCCAAGAAATTTTGAATCCTTCTATTTTTGTGGCAATTTAATCTATAAAGCATACAATTTACTCAGTAAATATGATATTCATAATTTACTTGATGAAATTGATAATGAGTTGGAGGTGTCTGTAAATAAATGGGATATGTCTGTTGAGGCAACACATGAGCTTCCAAATAGAACTTTGCAGCATAAAGTAAGTTGGACTAATTTCTTTAGATTAGTCAAATCGCACTTATATAACTATGCTGCAATTTCGGACAATCCATGGTATTCTCAACTTGAAGTACAATCTTATTGGGCAAAAAGATTCAAGGGAACAAAAATAGAAAACTATAATGAAGAATTATATATAAATTACGGTAATACTCATAAGCATGAATATTTTGATTTGGGAATGATATTTTATCTTAAGAATCCATCTAGAATATATGGAACCTTAATTGAAAATGGTGGTAGAGAAATTATCGTACCTGGAGATGAAAATTCTTTATTAATACATCACTCTCATATCAATCATCAACCAGCTATGCCTCCACCAATAGTTGCTGAAGATTACTATAGATGCGTTATAGTTGTTGATTTTATGCATCCATCAAAAATGGATCATTATATTCGTGGAGGTGCAATATGATAGCACCAGATAGAATTATTCTACTAAGTATAATAAGAAAAATAAGCAAACATCAAGAAAAAATTGACTACAATGATTTTTCTCACTTCACTAGAGATGAATTTATGTGGATGAAGAATAATAAAAACATATTTAACAATATAAGGAAGAAGTTTTTGACATATATTGCATCTCATAGTTCTAGAAATGCTGATTTGGAAAAAATGTTATGTAAGTTAAATTTGTCAGATAGATTGATTAGGTGATATAATAGTATCCACTAAGCACTACTCTAAAGGTTTTATGGAACATCTAAAAATAAAACCACATCATACTATATTGGTACTTAATTCCTCATATATTCCAATAAATTTTACAAGTTGGAAGAGGGCAGTGGTTTTGATTTTAAAGCAAAAAGTCCAAGTAATTTCAGAAAGAGTTGTTAGACTTGTTAACTACATTAAAATTCCATTGAGTATGTCATCAAGAGAAAGACCAACAAAAACAGGAATTTATAAGAGAGATAATAATACCTGCCAGTATTGTGGTTCAAAATCAAAATTGACATTGGATCATGTAATTCCTCGTAGCAAAGGAGGAGAAGATAGTTGGGAAAATCTAGTTGTTGCATGTAGTTCATGTAACATCAAAAAAAGTGATAAATTACTTGAACATACTACTATGAAGTTAATGAGAAAACCAAGAGCACCATGGAATAAAATAACTTTTGAACTTATGAACTCAAAAGTTTCTGAGTGGGAGCAATTTAGTTACTAATTATGTTTTACCGCAAATTAAATAAAAAACTTGATTATGATCCATACTATAGAAAACTAAATTCTAGAATGGACTACTGTATTGATACTCCATCGGGATTGAGGGGTATGATATACTATGATGTAAATGTGGATAGCGACTCATTTGCATCATATATTCCAGAAGATTCAAAAATTAGATGGTCACTAGTTGAAATCAACACATCTATTCCAGTTCATGTAGATTTGGATGTTAAATGCTCAATAAATTTTTATTTAAAAACTGATAGATGTGTTACGCATTTTTATGAAATGAGACATGATGTTGACACAAAAAATCTAAGTGATGATGTTGAAAATGCGTTATTTTTTCACGATTACTTTAAAAAAGTAGATAAATTCATTGCAAAAATTGGTGATATTGTTTTATTAGATGTCACTAAACCACACTCTGTAAAGTCCTTTTTTGACAGTGATGTGATTGATAGAAAGTTTTTATCCTTACAAATCAAAGATAAATCTTTTGAGCAAGTTTCTGAACATTTGATTAATCGAGGACTTATTGATGGGTGAATCTAAATTTCCTTATAAATCTATGCCAATCAGACTTGATATTAAATCTAAAAAGATAACTACAGAACTATGTTTTTTTGCTGATATATCTCATGCAGATAAGTATATCAAAAGGTATGGACTAACAAAAAGGGAATATAAATTATCCAAACCAAGAAAAAAGAAAAATGAATCAGATTAAGACCAGACAAATAGAATTGCATGTTACTCATGCATGTAATTTTACTTGTGAGGGTTGCTCTCATTATTCTAATCATGGACACTTTGGCAACTTGTCATTAGATACTGCTAGAGAATGGCTATATAATTGGGGTCAAAGGGTGGTGCCTGATACATTTGTCATCTTAGGTGGAGAACCAACATTAAACAACGACTTAACAGACATTATATACTTGATCAGGATGATATATCCTGATCCATCAATTAAAATAGATTTAGTATCAAATGCTAGTTTTTTACATAAACACCCTAGACTCCCTCAAGCATTATTGGCAACAAAAACAAACTTAGCAATATCTATCCACAGTATTAAGGATAAAAATTACGCTAAAAAATTCAAAAGAGGTTATGAACTTGCTAAGTCATGGAGACATGATTTGGGAGTTCATGTTGAATTTTGGGATTTTACAAACAAACATTGGATACCCCAATACAAAGGATATGGCAGTAATATGATGCCATATGAAGATGATAATCCAAGGTTAAGTTGGGAAAAATGTATATCAAAACATGCTATACAACTTCATGAAGGTAAGTTATGGAAGTGTCCACCTTTGGCATACTTACCAATGCAATCCAATAAATACAAATTGAACTCAAAGTGGAATTACTATCTAAAATATAAACCACTCGATTACAACTGTACTGATAAAGAATTAATCGAATTTCTATCAAAAGAAGATGAATTATTCTGTTCTATGTGCCCAGCAAATACATTAGAACCCTATATTAAAAAAGATCCAACATTACCTGTTAGTTATTGGGAGAATTTAAATGAGTGAAGATATTAAAAATGAACATCCTGAAATCGCTGAAGTAGAATGGATTGATGATGCATTCTATGTAGAACAAACCAGATTCATGTGGAAGAGTGTTCGTAAAGATACTGGCAAAGACTTTTTGTTTGGTGTTACTAAAGAGGCAGTGATTCATATGACACGCTGGCATCTTAAATGTGAACAGGAAGGAACTCTTGATCAATATACAAGAGTGGTTGGGGATAGTTATGTTGGAGGTAAATTGTAAAAGGAGGTAAATTATGATTACCTGGGGAATATCTGCAAATAGTCACAATGCAGCATTATCTGTTTTTTCTAATGATACATTAGTTTTTGCTAGTGAGAGTGAAAGATTTAGTAAAATAAAAAATGACCCTGATATACCAGAGTCATTAATACATCATGCTCTTGCATATGGTAAACCTGAATTAGTTTGTTGGTACGAAAACCCACTTAAGAAAAAACTAAGACAGGTAACCGCAGGACAAGGATTTGGCATTCAAAATTTTAAAAAATATTTTGAATGTAAGCATAAGTTTATAGATCATCACTATAGTCATGCATCTGCTGGTCATTTTACCAGTAAATTCCATCATTCTGCCGTAGTTGTTATTGATGCTATTGGTGAATTTACTACTTTAAGTATTTGGGAAGCATATAAAAAAGAGTTAAAATTAAAGTATAAACTTACATATCCAAATAGTATAGGTCTTTGGTATTCTGCAATGACGCAACGTTGTGGATTTAAACCAAATGAAGAAGAGTATATCTTAATGGCATTATCTGCATTTGGAGATAAAAATAAATTAAAAGATGCAATTATAGATGAGCTGATAGACTTAAACTTTAACTGTAAAAGAAATTTTCATAAAGGTTGTTTGGATTGGAGACCTGAAGAGTCTGTTGAAGATATTGCTGCTGCAACCCAAGAGGTTTATGAATTGTTATTTAAAACTATACTGACAAAGGCAAAAAGACTCATAAAATCTGATAATCTTACATTGGTTGGTGGTTGTGCTTTAAACTGTGTAGCAAATATCAATGCATATGATTATTATAAAAACGTTTGGATCATTCCCGCACCAGGAGACGCTGGTTCTGCAATAGGTGCCGTTCTTGCACATAAAAAGGTAAAGATTAACTTTACTCCCTATATTGGTTATAAGATATTGCACAAAGATACTAATGCCGATATTGTTAATTACTTAACTAAGCATAGAATTTGTGGTGTTGCTAGAGGTAGAGCAGAGTTTGGACCTAGGGCATTAGGTGCTAGGAGTTTAATTGGAGATGCTACATTTAGAAATATAAAAGATGTTGCAAATAGAATAAAGAAAAGGGAACCTTTTAGACCATTCTCACCAGTAGTTCCAATTGAGTATGCATCGAAGTATTTTGACATGCATGAGGATATGGTTGAGAGTCCTTTTATGCAATATGCTGTAAAGTGTAAGATGCCAGAAAAGTTCCCTGGCATTGTTCATGTTGATAATACTAGTAGAGTACAAACAGTTAAAAAGTCTGATGCTCCAAGGTTACATGATCTTCTTTTACGTTGGGGAAAGCAAACTGGTCATCCAATCCTCTTAAATACTAGTTTGAACATTAAGGGTGAACCAATATTAAATGATGAAGATGATTGTATCAGATGGTCAAAGGAAAATAAAGTAAAGATATTTTCATGAAAAATATAGAGGATTTAAAATTCTTTCCGATAGAAGATAAGGTTGAAGATGCAAATTGGTTTGATCAGGATAGTAAAGCATTATATAAAAAGAATTTAAAGACTCAACCAACAAATTGGACTTATAGGAATAAAATAGTTAGATACTTTACAAATTCTCATGGGTATAGGACTAAAGAATTTAAAGATATAAACTGGGCAAAATCAATAGTTATATTTGGTTGCTCTCATGTTTTTGGGGTTGGGGTATCTGAAGATGAGACAATATCTTATCATCTTTCTGATATGTCAAAAGTGAATGTTGTAAATATGGGAGTTCCTGGTTCTTCTCCAATGTTCTCATTGCACAATTCTTTAATGATGTTAGAGTCTTTACCAAATCCTATTGGTGTTGTTTTTGGTTGGTCTTCCTATCTAAGATGTCCATTGTATTTGAATGATAAGGTAGTTCATTGTGGTAGTTGGAATGACGATATTGCTAGTTTGGGCAAATCTTGGAGATTATTTGATTCTCATGCAGAATCGTTTTTAAAGTTGACTAGGATTAATGCAATTCAATTATGGAATAAAATAAGGTATTCTGATTTTACATTATTCCCGTCAAATAAGAATATAATACCAGAATGTAAGTTTATTAAGAAGGTTGATTCTGCAAGAGATTGTGTTCATTCTGGAACTGTTACTAATGAGAAGATTGCAAAGTATATTGCAGAATCTATGAGTTTGTGATAAAATTGATTTGTCAATGATTGGGATTTATGACTACTAGACAATTTGTAACCAAGTCTGGAGATACTTGGGAATGGGAAGAGACCCCAGAAACTATTGAAGCATTGAAGCAACTACATGAAACTGTGAGTAAAGCAAATGAACAACAAACCACTGACTCCTGAAGAAGTAACAGCAGCATCTAAACAGTTCTTTGAACTGTTTTCTATTGTAAAAGAAGATCTTTATGATCAAGGTTTGGAATGTAAAGCAGAAGATGTTCTTAAATCTATGGAACAAATTTGTGGATTAGCACAAAAACTTCGCGTTCAAAAAGAGATAGAAAATCAACCATTTGGATTCAATAAAAAACAAAATGAAGAATAAGATAAAAAAGATTTTGAATAGAATTAGAAATTTTGTTCAAAGACTTAAAAATAAAAACAGAGATCCTTACATCTACAGATAAAATGTACGAAGAACTAAATTGCTTTGAAGAAGCATTAAAGCACTTTGGAACAAGAGTTGATGTGATTATTGCTATGGAAATGTCCCGCAAGATTACTCCAGAAGAATCATATCAACGTATCAAAGACGAATTAAAAGAAGTAAAAAAGTGCCGTAAACTGTATAAAAAGAACGACGGTAAGTGTTTGGAAGAGAAGTCTGAGAAGTCTGAGCACTACTGGCAACCTGATAGGAATAAAACTTATGATGAAATGGTTGCTGATGGTTGGACTATGAGTGCTGATGGTTTTTGGTTTAAAGAATAACAGCATCTATAAATAAGAATATTAAAAGGTTATTATTTAAAAGATGGCTGCAATATTAACGTCTACGGGGATAACATTTCCTGATGGTACGTCATTAACTACAAAATATGATGTAATACCTCAGAGTACTGTAGGAGTGTTTTTTCAAGCATCTGCTCCAACTGGATGGACTCAGGATACCTCTTATAATGATAGAGCGTTAAGAGTTGTAAGTGGACCTGGAGGTGGATTTGGTGGTGCTACTGTATTCTCGTCAATATTTCCAAATGCTGCTAGAACAGTTACTCTTAATTTTAGTGCAATAGTTCCAGTTAGTGGTACTGTTGGTGGACATACTCTTGCTGTAAGTGAAATTCCAGATCACACTCACGATTCTTTAACTGGTGGAACTGCTAGTGCAGCAGGTGGAACGGGCACGTTTAGAATATCAGGAACAAATGCAACTGGTGGTGTTGTTTCTCCTACAATCGGTCAATCTCATGATCACCCATTCTCAGGAGAGATAAATTTTACAACCACTGGTACTGGTACTATGAATATGAATTTGCAATATATTGATGTAATTATCTGCAGTTTTAATTGATAGTATCATGGCAAGATTAACAAACACTGGGATACAATTTGATCTGGCAGATCCTGCTAATTCTATTAACAGTTATTATTGGTTGTATCCACAAGGAACTAAAAAACTATTCTATCAGGCATCTGCTCCAACTGGATGGACACAAGTTACTACTGCAACTGCTCCAGGACCAGTTAATACTAACATCAATGATCTTGCTTTGAGAGTTGTAAACAGCACAACTACTGGTGGTAGTTGGGGAACTGGTGGAGTTCAAGGAACATTAGGTTCATCATTCAGTACAATATTGGGGGGAACTTCTCCAAATTTATTCCAAACTTATAGTGGAACATTTCCTGTAAGTATTCCTGTTCCACTTGCTGCCAATGTTGGAAATACAACTCTTGCTTTAAGTCAAATACCAAATCACACACATACAGGAACACTTGCGGGAACATCTGGTTCTAACGCTACTCCATTTAGTAATGCTGGTGCAAGAGTTAGAAGTGGAACTGTTGCCACTGGTGGAATGGTTGAGTCTACAGGAGGTGGTGCTCATAGACATCCATTTAGTGGAACTGTTACATTTACTAATATTGCAAGTAGTGCTACTGTTGCTATGGAAGTGCAATATATTAATGTTATACTTTGCTCAATAGACTAAATACTGTTATAATTTTATTGAATGTATTTTAAAATATGGCACAGATCAAATCGGGTGATTTTTGTCCTTTGATTCAGGATAAATGCAAAGGCATTGAGTGTTCTTGGTATACTCAAATTAGAGGAGTAAATCCTAACACTGGTGAACCAGTTGATGAGTGGCAATGTGCAGTTAATTGGTTACCTATGCTTATGATTGAGAATTCCCAACAGCAAAGATCTACAAGTTCTGCTGTTGAGTCATTCAGGAATGAGATGGTAAAAGCAAATGAGAACAATATTAATATATTGTCTGCCGCAGCACAAATGCTTCAAAATACACAAGATTATAAAATACTTAAAGCAAACGTAGAAGAGGTCTCCGATCAATGAAGAAGTTCACTTTAATTGAAGCAGATAGATATATCAGTATTGATGGTGTAGGTATATTCTTTCCCGAAGATAAGTGGCCTTTTGCTGATATTGAGCATTTGTGGGCAATTCAATGGAAAGATGATGGAACACCTGAAGGAACTGGTGAAGTAGAGTACGATTCTCCAGTTCCAAATACTCCAGCAACTAAGGATATGCTCACACGTTATGTTGAGCATTTTAATGAAGAGCATCAACTTCAACTTGAAGCAAAAAGGAGACAAGAAGAAGAGGAAGCAAATAATGTTGGTTCTTGGCAACAAGTAATGCAAGAACTTGAAGAAAGAATGGAATCAATGCAACAGAGACATGAGGATTCTTTAAGGCAAGCACAATTAGATGCAGACAGGCAAGTAGATGAAGCGCATAGAAGGATAGCAGAAGCACATGAAAGTTTATTCTATTCAGTACCAAAAGTACAAGAAGTAAACGATGAAAATGAAGTTGTCTTTGAGGATGAAAATAGTCCAAGTTTAGTAGTCTTTGATGCTGAAGTTGATCCTGGTCTATTTGAAGATGTTATTGAAGAAGTTGAACTTGATGAAGAAAATTTTGATGATGATGATGGTGATGATGAGTTAATGGAAACGATGTTGACAGATGATTTTAGTAGTATTGATTTATCTTTACTAGAAGATGAATTTAAGTTAGAATTGCTTTTTGATGAAGATCCTACGGAACAAATCGTTCCAGAAATTGAAGAATTGATATCAGATTCTTCTGAAGAAGATGTACCAAATGCAGAAATTCCTGATTAAATATGAACCAACAATTGATTGACAAAAATTACTTAGTTATTCCCAATTTTATATCATCGGAACGGGCAAAAGAATTAGCAGAAGAATTCAAACATTATAGTAAAACTCATAATTTGGAGGATGATCCTCAAGTTCAGGGTTGTGTATCTAAGTTTGATCATATACCATTTGTACAGTTACTTGTAGAAAAAAACACACAAGTGGGTCAATTGGTTGGGGAGCAAGTTCTTCCCACATATTCCTATGCAAGGATATACCAAAATGGTAATGTATTAGATGGTCATGTTGATAAGGGTGAATGTGAAATATCTTTGACCTTGAACCTTGATTGTGATAAACCTTGGGATATTTGGATTGAATCTCCAGATAATACAAGAACTCATGTCTCTTTAGAACCAGGCGATGCAATGATCTATCTGGGGACAATTGCTAGACATGGTAGAGATGCTTTTGATGGTGAATATTGCACTCAGTTGTTCTTACATTACGTTAATGTCAATGGACCACATAAGTTAAAGTACTTTTGCAAACAAAACAAATACGTTGAGGATGCAATTAAACCACCACAAAGAGAAGAACCACCAGAGAAAACAATAGTATTTACAAGTACAAATCCACTTGCTGACTTTATTAGAGTCTATGATGACATTCTTACTAAAGAAGAATGTGACAGTATTATTAAAGAATACTGTAATAGTGATGAGTGGACAACTGCATTGGTAGGAACTGGTCAAGAGTCTACGACAGTAAGAAATTGTGATATTTTAAATGTATCACGACCTGATGTAATATCAAATAATCAAGAAGTTAGAAAAAGTATTGATGATTTGTTATTTAAGAAGTCATTTATTGCAGCAAAAAAATATGTTGACGAATTCCCAACTCTTACACTAGAATCAGATAGTGGATATGATCTTTTAAGGTATAACGTTGGTGGATTCTACCGACAACATACCGATAGTTACAAAGCAAATCCAAGAACACTATCAATGTCAATCAATCTAAATGATGATTATATTGGTGGTGAGATGGCATTCTTTGATAGGGAAATTCAAATTAGAACAGCACCAGGATCTGTAATAGTGTTCCCCTCAAACTTCATGTATCCACATGAAATAATGAAAGTTCTTGAGGGTATTAGATACTCTATCGTTACTTGGTTTATTTAAAATTATTACTTAATTATTATGGCATTATCAAAATCTGTAGAAGAGTCTCTAAAGGAGGCAAATCAATCACTTCGCAACGCACTTGCATTTGCTGCTAGACAAGAACGACCAATGGTATGTGTTTGTATAGCAGATATGATTGGTAAAATTGATACGATCATGACTACAGATTCTCTTTTGGATAAACTTGAGAATCGTAAACCAGGAGATTCTGGTGCTTGGGGACCAACTATAGATTAAATAGTACATACAGTAAAGCATAAAGAAAATGAACTCAAATGTTCTCAACAAATCTGGTCTGCTTTGTTTGAAATTGACTTCACACTATAGAAATCAAACTAAGTTTATATTGAGTAGAAAAGAACAAGCAGAAGGTGAGACTCTTGAAGTTAAATTGAGAAAGAAGCAACTCAATAAAAATCTTGATTTGGGTTCATTTTTGCTTGATACTTCAGGAACAAAATATTATAGAATTTATCACTATAATGAAGATGGACACATTCTACATGCTGTCATAGACAGTGATACTGGAACAGTTTATAAACCAAACTCAAATGGTTATCCAAATAAGAATTTATCATGGGACATTGATCAATGCATAAGAGTTGCTGATTGGAAGGGGTATTACCTAAATGCTGATCCTGTGGTATAATTACTGTGTTCCAATAAAACAACCATGAAACCCTATCCATTGGGCATTGACAATCCTATCGCAGTTAAGGCGGTTTGGGGAAGCACCAAATGGGCATTGTACTGGAAAGAAGATTGGATTAAAATTGGCACCTTCCCAAATGAGTTTGTAGCAATGGGTGCTCGACGTGCCATTCTTACTGGCATGGGATATAATTAAATTGCTTTGATTCTTATGATTCTCAAACCTTTTAAAAAAGAAGAAGTAACTTGTACAATCGACGATAAAGTAGTTGATTGTACAGAACTCAAATCAATTCCAGAACCAGAACCATATGTGGGTGTTCCTGCACCTGTAATTGCTCCATATGATCCATGGTTTGAACCTCCGATCATTACTGAAAAGGGTCAAGAGTACCTTGATCAACATGAAAACAACATTCATGTCGAACATCATAACAATTCTACTCCTAATAGTATTACTGTAGAAGTTGATAACATTCATGAGGTGATGTATCAAATGGCAACAAATGGTGGTAACACTACCACTCAACTTGATCCTATGCCTGAACTTGGTGGAGGATCTGAGATGTTCCAGAGTGGTCCTGGTGGATGGAACTCTGGAACTGGGTTCGCCCAGTTTAAAGACTGACCACTGAGGGTCTCCAAACCAATGGAGACCCCTTATAATAGTCTCATACGCAATCAACCCCATGACTGCCACCTTCGCTGACTACGCTTCCCAGCAGGATGCCCGCAACACCATCCAACTGAATGTTACAAAGTGGTGCTATATGCTGTGTGATGCTCTGCTGAAGAACTACATTGATTACAGCATCAAAGCACATAATCGCAGTGTGGTGCGTGGTGAGAACGCTCACTACCACATTGCCTGCATTCAAGATCTTCGCAATGGTCAGTGTGGTTATGAGTTCACTGTTGAGAGTGGACGTAAGTATCACAAAATCATGATGAGTGCTAATGGTTCTCGATCTGTTCATGCTTTTGTTGATAAGAAGACTGGTGAAGTGTATAAACCTGCCAGCATCAAGTCACCTGCCAAAGGTGTTCGTTATGACCTGCGATTGATTGAGCAACGTGAGTGGTTGTTTGAGCACGCTGACTGGGCAGGTTCTTATCTCTATGCAAAATGATGTACTTCATTATCATAAGTGCTGGTGTTGCGTGGGCAATGCTAGCACTTTTTTCTCCTTGGTTCAATCATCTAGATGAGCACAAAAAACATGACAAGAATTGACAAACTTATCTTTGTTGGATCATTCGTTTGGTTCATGCATTGGGGAACACGAGTTGTATATGGATTAATAAATATTGCTGTTTATTGATTGTTTGGGATAGGGTGGGTTATATTCTGACAGAGGGCAACTGTTCTGCCCATAGTTTTGATTTAGGTTTGGGTAGTAGATTATTTGCCTGGGCACAGGCATCAATATGTGCCCAGGATTATTCTCTTACCATAGTAATACCTGATTATGAATGGGCGGAATATGAATTTTTACATTTACCAAATACAATTGTAATGAATGCTGAAGAGATTTCCAAAATAAAATGGAAACCTCTTCATTATTATGGGAATCATTTAAAACATTATCCATATTGGAGAATCTTTGGTATGTGTGCTATTAATGATCAATTTGCACAAAAATTTAAGGATCCTTTATGGAATATAAAATTTAAATCCGATAAAGTAAACTCATTTTTTACCAAATTTAATAATTTTGTGGGTTTTCATTTGAGGAGATGGCATGGTGTCAGAGTTCCCAAAAAAGACTGGAATAAAAAATTGAGATCTTTACCAAATGCAAAAATAAGACTTGAATATTATAAATTGTGGAATACACCCACCATGCTTAGAGAAAAAATATCAACAGATCCTCCTTGGATTACTGATAAACAATATTTTAGTGTCTTGGATAAAGTTGATTCAAATGTGTATATGAGTACTGATTTGCCAGAAGAATTGTATCAATATTATAGGAATAGGTATGATAATTTGTATTGTATAAGTGATTATGTTAATGAATTTGAAGAATTGGTTAATGAAGAATATTCTTTAGATTTGAATAATACTACCAATGTAGTAAATGCTCCTTTAAGAACAGTAGTTCGGGATCTGTTTGATCTTTTTGCTTTAAGCAATTGTTATAAATTTATATTGTCCTCAGACTCTCAATGGGGGCAATCATCAGTAAGACTTAACAATCGACCAAATCACTTTAGAAAATGTGAAGTCATAGGTTTGAGATAGATGCTACAATGGGATAGAACCTCAGTTTGATCATGCTCTATTTTGAGACCACTGGGTATGGGTATCCAAAGTATCTCTGTGAAGATATACTGACTTGGTTCTCTACCACATTTTATCCACGACACACTATTGACATCACAGTACACCATCGTGGATTGAAGCGAGAGGGTGTTTATGGTTGGTGTGACATCATGAGCAATGAACGGAATCCAAGAACCTTCTTGATTGAGATTCAATCCAATCTTGATAAACGTTTGTATGCAACCACTCTCATGCATGAATTGATTCATGTGAAGCAGTGGGTTGATGGTAGTCTTAAACTCAAAAAGGGTTCTCTTGTGTACAAAGGGATTGATTGTAGCAGTGGTGGTGTCGATGCACCACATGAGGTAGAAGCGCATGGAAATGAAGAAAAATACCTTCTTCACTACATGTGCGATAGTGGCAGGGTCTGGACAGGTCTGTAAACTGGCACACGACCACCCCAATGGGGGTGGAACCACCCCTATAATGAGTATGTACCAAACAGGTATTCTAATGACTGATCAAGAGTTTGAACAGCGTCTTGCTCTTCTGCACCAATCTTGTGAAGAAGAGGATCTCAATGAAGTTTCAGACTACAATGAGTTCATGATGGCAATTCTTATGAATGAACATCCCATGCATGATTCTTGACACTCAGTTTAATTTGTTCTAAAATTAAGAGGTAAATTACAAGAAACAATGGCAGACAAATTCCTTTACGTTGTTGAGCACTTCATTCCCTTCCCCCAATCTGAATATGGTGGAATTTGGAATGTGATTGCTGAAAATGATGAAGAGTGCTTCGATCTTATTGCAGAAAAAGATGAAGGATTCAATCAGCAATTTTATGGTCATCTTCGTGAAAACATTCAAAAGTCTCTTACATTTTTGCTAGCAGAGGAAGGACTTACCTCTGAAGTTGTTGAGGAGTTTACTACATGATTGTCATTCATGACCCCGAATTCATTAAAGCACAACAAGATAGACTCTCAAGTCTTCAGAAAGATTTGGAAAAGATTGTAAAAGAGATGAAAACAATTCAGGAGTTTTTGAATGAATACTCACCCAAGAGGATATGATCAAGATAAAGTCCAGGCGGACTCTATTGTGAGAATGGAAGAACATTTTATGAATCGCATTGTTAGTCTAATTGATCAAGGTAAACTTGTAGATGCAGATTCTATGCATGATGAGTTTAGGATTGATGGTTATGACGCTATAGAATGGATGTTCATGGAAGATTTAACATCATATGAGTAACTATACCCCCAAAGTAAATGATTACGTTATTTGGGATGAATACGTTCAAGGTTGGGTTTATTTTAAATGTAGTGAATACATTACCATTGAATTGTTAGTAAAACCAAAAGACGAACAAAACTTTATAGATTGTAATCTACATAAGAATGACAGAGTTCTTGTTCTATGTTATCAACATCAATGGGATGAATTAAAATACATAAAAAGTAGAAAATCAATTTACGACGATGATCAAGTACAAGCAAAGATATAATACATATGGAACTGGTCTTGGTCATCAGTTGTCAATCTACACATTGATGAAGTCTCTATCAAAAACTACTGGATTTGAGTATTGTATTGATAATGGTGACTTACTAGCACTAAAGAATACATTCTCAAATATTGATGTGAAGATTGATGATAGTAATAAAGAATTTGAAGAATTAAAACTAAATCATGTTGATAAGTTTGATAATGTGGTTCGATTCTTAAATGACAATTCTATTTTATCTTTAAATCTAACATCTAATATCTTTAAAGATGACAATTACTTTTATGATATTGTTAGTGAGTTAGAGTTTAGGGATGAGGTATATCAAAAGTGTAAAGACTTTTTAGATAAGTTTGAGGAGAACCAATTTATTGCGATGCATGTTCCCAAAAGGGGTGCCAAATCAATTAGATTTGAAGCAAATGTAGATTATTATGAATATGCATTGGAAGAACTACCAAAAGATGTAAAAGTACTATTGTTTACAAATGATAAGGATCAACATTTAAATGATCCTTATTTTTTATTTGATAGTAGATTTGAACTAATCGTTGATATATTCAATGACAATGAATATATTAATTGTGATGTTGGACAAGAATTGGATAGATTGATTGATACTGATCCAACGTGCAAATATAATTATAAAACTGCATTAATTAAAATGGCATCGGACAATCTTGCCTCCAATGACATAGCAATTAATAAAAAGTCTATTAAAATGAAGATTGATGAACTTGTGAGAGAGTTGCATCCCAAGTATGTTGATAAAGTAAAGAACAACCTCTATAATTATTCTTTTGATTTGTGTTTGATGTCAATGTGTGATTATCACATAATGTCAAATAGTTATTATAGCATGTGGGCAACCATACTTGGAGACAGTAAAAAAGTAGTTTATCCAAAGTATTGGAAGCAAAATAATATAAAGAAAATTGTTAGAGATCTGGAAGGATTTGATCAAACAAGAGTTGAGGAAGGTAAGGTAATGGATAAAGAGACATATATAGGTGTAGATAATCCAGATCATCGTTCTTTTACTATTAATTAGAAATCATGTCAGCAAAGAGTAAAGCAATTGAATTAGAAAGAAAGTTTTTAGTATATGCCGCTCGTTTAACTAAAGTAACTTCATATAAAAAAGATCAAATAGGAGCAAAGTCTCTGGCATATTTGATTAAGGAACTAGTTGAAGATTGTGATTCCATAAGTTACAAAGGATCTATGGAATTGTTGGAAATTGCAGAAGAGATGGATAAACTACACTAAACAATATTTAAAGGGCATTACAGGCGATTCTAGACACCTTACAGAGACATTTATACACAAGATTCATGATTACCTATCAACAACAAATTAACGATTCTGCGACAGGATTAGGATATCAAATATCCTCTTATGTAATGATGAGAACTATCTCAACAAAGAGGGGATTTGATTGGGTTCTTAAGAATTCAGATTTAAAGGCACTTAGAAATACATTTGATAATTTGACTTTAAACATTGATCCTAATTTTGAAGAACGGACAAGTTATCTTGAATTTGATGATGATGCTGGATTTGATACAATCTGCAATGGAGTTCTTGATGATCACACTATATCAGTATATCCAACTCCAAACAACTATATCTCTGATATTTTTGATCAAATCAAGAGTGAGTTAGTTTTTAAAGAGAACATTAGGAATAAATGTGAAGAATTTAAGAATCAATTTGGTAGTGAAGTAATTGCGATGCACATTCGTGCTGGTGATTTTGAAGATATTGTCAGTGGAATGTTTTTATGTAATTATGATTATTATGAGAATGCTCTAGCACAATTACCAGAAGATCTACCTGTTCTAGTATTTTCAAATAATAAAGAAAGAGCAGAGTATATCTTAGATAATTTGAGTTATGATAGATCCAGATTTACCATTATTAAGGACATTTATCAAAACAATCAAGGTTTTGATAGTACGATGGAAAGTATTGATAGGGTACTTGATTATGATGGAACATATCGATTCAACTATAATGCATTTTTACTAGATACTGCAATTAATAATCTAAATTCAGTAGATATTACAAATCCAAGTCAAGAACAGTTGAATGAGGAATTAAAGAAAATTTTAAATAGTTTGGACGAACCATCAAGAACTAAGATTGTAACTGGACAATATAATTATTCATATGATCTTTGTTTAATGTCAATGTGTGAGTATATTATTATGGGTAATAGTACATACAGTTTGTGGGCGACAGTTTTAGGAAATCCAACAAAGGTGATTTATCCAATGTACTGGATGCAAGGACATCCAGAGGATGATATTCCAAATGTTCTTAGAGATCTTAATGGTTTTAATCAAACACTTAGTGGTTGTGGGGTAATTGTGGGGCAAGATCATTATTATCCAGTTGAGAATCCAGATGATCGAACAATTACGGTTGTACAATAAGGACAGTTGATCAGGTGTCACAGCACTGGTTGATGGGGTTGAGAGTGGCATGTAGATTAGGTGTGTGGGAAGACCACACACCTTTTTTATTGAGGTTCTCATGGCAACTCTTTTGTTTGATGGTGCTGACAGTTACAACGAATGGAAACTTCAGCAGTTGATGGAAGAAAACTTTATGGATTGGAATGATCTGGACATTGACAGTGAGTTCCCCACTGAAGAACTGCCTTCGATTGTTCGGGAGTTTTGAGTCATGATTGTATCTGAGAAGCAACTGGTCATCAAGCGCAGTGAGTGGGAGTGTTACACTGACACTCCTGACAAAGTGATTGATCGTGTGAATACACGTTTGTTGTGTATTTTGAATCGCCACGACAATCCCATCATTGCACAGAAGTATGCATACAATTATTTGTATGAGAATCATCGTGAATGGGGATTTAGTGATTCAGAATGTAACCAATGTGTGACAGATGTCATCAATGTGTATTATAATAGTAACATTGATCGTTGGGCATCATTGTCACTATGAACATTAATTTAAATTTGCTGTCACATGAGTTAAAGGAGGAACTTGCAGAGGATTGTGAGGATTATTTGAATCATCGTCACATTCCTCTTCATTCTCATTCATATGACAACATTATTATGCAAGCATTGAAGGAGGGGTATCAGTTGAGCAAGTTCGACCGTATGCCACCGAGCAAGGTGGCACAGGAGCAGTTGCGAGCATTGTTCGATACTCTATAATTCATTTGTACAGGACACACGTTCTCTTCTTCAAAAAACACCATGTACACCAAATCATTCAGCATCACTGGTAAGCACATCATGATGGATGAAGGTAAGTTCTTCATCAGCAATGTAGAGGATCCAAAGTTCCGCAGTACGATTGCACAACTGTATGAGTTTGTAGCAGACACCAATGCAGATTGTGATGCTGCCTATGATTGGGTATGTGATCAATGTGATCTATTGAGTTTTGTTGCTGATGAATGGGCATGGGATATGTTTTATAATGTATGGCAGAGTGCATATGATGTGGAGGTAGCAGCATGAATGAAGATAAAATGAATCTTGAGATGACATGTGAAGAACATGAAATTCTTATCTCTTCAGTCGTTCAAATGTTGGATGCATACTATGCACTTTACGACTATCGTGAAGAAGATCCAGACAAAGTATGTGCGCTCAAGAGTGTACGTGAAAAACTTACTGAATTATGGCAGGAGCGATTTGACTATGGCGCATGAGTATATCTTTCATTTTACTGAGGATGAGTTAGTTGTATTAGAGCAACTGATAATGAGGATGTTTGAGGGTGATCCACCTGATGACATGGATGCAGAAGCATTTGATTCATTGTATGAAAAGGTGATGTCCAATTGAATTTAATTTTAACTCTTGCGATTCTTTTGGTTTTACATCATCTAGGATTATTGAGTCATGTTGCAGTTGTATGTTTAGTGATTGCAGCAATCATTTTAATTCAAATTAGATGAGATTGATCCTAACTTCCTCTTCAATGGGGAAGTTTTTTTATGTGCTTAAATAATGTAAAAGTAAGTAAGTTATAGATTGAATGAAACAGATTCGATTTTTAATGGAGTTATATCAATTCTCTGGTATGCCAGAAGCATGGAAGATTCCTAATTATTCATTTTATAATTGTCAAAATTCACCATTTAGCAATTTAGAATCTCATAATCAGAATGATATACAAGATACAGGATTTGGAAGTCGTTTACACTTTTGGCATCATGGATTTTTAATTGGTCGATTTACTGGATGGAATTATAAGATTGTTTATTGTTTAGATCAATATCCAGAGACATATTTTTTAAAATTCCCTAAAACATATTTTATGAGTAAAGAGAAGTTCCTCACTGGAATTGGTCATTTTAGGCATATTGATGATGGAATGTTTA